CTCCTCTGTAAAAGAAGTCAGATGCGTAACCTACTTTCGCAGAGTTGCCAGAAAAGGCGGCGTTAGTTGTAAGCCCTAAGGCTAGTAATAATGATACGATTTTTGTTTTCATATATTTTTTATAATTAAATTTATTTTATTCTAATTTCTTTCCAGCCTACTTTTTTGTCTTTGATTAAATCCCTTACTCTTCTTTGATTATTGTTTAATTGACTGTTTCCGCTTTTTACTTCTATAAAGGTAATTTCTTCTTCGCCGAATGATATATAATCTATGGGTTTTCCTAAAAATGTACAAGCTTCTGGATCGAATTCAAATTGATCGAGGAAAGGAGCTAGAGTTTCTGCGATATGGCCAAGCCTTACTTCGCTACTCTTTTTTTGTGATGTGACTTTCTTTTTTGCTTCTTTTTCTTTAGCTAATTGTATTTCTAAATCATTTAAAGTTAAAACTATACCTTTCTCTTTTTTATCTAATTCAATTTTTCGTTCTTGAATAATTTCTTGTTCACGTTTTAATGATGCGTTAAGTTCAGATATTGTTGTATTTAATTGATCCTCTCTAGTTTTTAATAATTTATTTTCAGATGATAATAAACTGACGTTGTTTTTATATTGAGATTGAAAGTATAAACTTGCTATTAGTATAATTATAGATATAAAAGCGATAATTTCCATATTTTTTTTAGTTTGATCTTAGAAAGAGAGTTAAATCTCTGTCTTTTCCTAGAATATTAACCTCATTTTTGAGCTCACACTCTACCTCTAAATAACCTTTTTTAACTAGAGTATGACACATTCTTAATGATTGAACATTATCATTAACGACAAAAGCTCTTAATTTTTTGCATTGAAAAATTTCTCTGAATTTATCCACTAAATAAAAATATGTAGGCACAGCTCTAATAAATTCTATTCCGTTAATGCCTGAGTTTGGGGGATTAAATACATCTAATGTCCACGCATTGTTGAAGTCTTGAGGTTTATTGAATAACCAATACATTTTATTATTGTTTTTGCTGAAGCTGAAACCTTTTGTTGTGAAAGATTTTAATTTAAAAAATAATTCTCCATCAGTCTGATCCCAAAACATAAGCTTTCTGGATTCTTTGTCTAGGTCTCTTAAATCTTTTAAGAAATTATCTACCCACAATGTTGATGGGGAGATTTTAAATCCTTTATGCTGATATGTTTTTTGAGAATTTGACGGATCAAATTCGCCAATCACTTAATTAAATGAGGCTTTTCAGTTTCTACTACTTCTACTTTATTCCTGTCTTTATCTTTCCATTTTTTTAAAGTAGTTATAAGAGAATCTGCTCTCTTAAGCGCTCTGTCTTTAGTCCAATAGTCTTTCTCTTCTACTCTACGACCATTTCGTGTTACAACATAGAATTTATCTTGATTATTCATATAGTTTTGATTTGATTATTTTTAATAAGTTTGATGATTGTAGCTGTTTATTCCTAAAGTAAACACTCACTGGTAATGATATTGCTAATCCAATAGTAATAATTAATACAATAGTTCCAAAAAAATGCCACACATTAAAAAGCGCGACTTCTAATAAATTACTCATATTTTTTCCAAACTTGTACAGATTTTAATTTTAATAAATCATGCGTTTTGATTTGAGTCAAAGTTTCTTTTGTCTGAGGTCTTCTGAAGACTCTATATTTAGCCTTCCAAGGTTGATCTACGAAAGGGAGATCAAAGCGAGCTACATTTGTTCTCTGTAAAAATTCGGCAAGCTCAGATCTATTTACTAGAATAAAAGAGTCTGCTGTTTCGAAAGCGATAAATTTCGCCCTACCATAAACCCATCCTTTTCTGCCATGCTTGTCTGCAAATTCAATCCAAATCCATTTATCAAAAGATTTATTTTTAAAACGTTTTTTAGTTTTTAAATCTACCTCAATATCTTTATGGGTCGGCGTTTGAAATAGAAATTGCACATTTTCTTTTTTTAAAGAAGTGGTGGCTCTTTTAGGTCTATATCCTTTTTTTTCTGCTAAATCTTGAAACACGGAGAATGGGGTTGGGTTTTTATCCATATCAAAGGCCTAGTAAAAATCGTTTTTTATGATTTTGTTGAAAGCCTGAAGGATCTTTTATGTTTGAGTTAATATAATCAATTATATTCATTGATTGAGATTTTTCAATATTTTCGACATCGAAAGTTACATAATTTTCGACATACTGTTCTTCGGCATAATCATATTCATATATGTGTGGGGGCTGATCCCACTTGTTGATCATTTTAAGTCTGCTACCACTGACTAAAGGCATGTGATAAAGCTTTACTCGCACAGGGACCGACTCTTTAAGAGCGTCTCCAGCTTCTCCAATTTCTCTGATGATCGGCGGGTCGAATTCTCTGACGAGTTCATTATTTTGCCCTTTATGGATTTTTGTGATTGAACTGGAGCAGCCAATTGAATAAAAAAAGATTGTTGCAAGTAAAATTTTAGACATTGTAAGTATTTGTTACACAATTATTAAAGCTTTTTTTGAGTGTACTTTTCGATTTGTTCTTTAGTATAGATATCAAAACCTAATTGTTCTAGCCACGACTTATGAACAGGAACCAAAGTTTCGGCGCCAACAAATTTACCTAAGTCTTTATAAGTTAAATGAGTGAAAGATGTAGAGCCTTTTTTTCTTCCTCTTTTAGTAGAGTTTGAGTTGTTTTCAATTTTCATATATATAGATTATATTTTAAAAGTATTAAAATGTCAATAAAAAAATAATTTTATATCATTGATATAGAAATCATGTTTGCAAAATTAACACCATTTTTGTTCACTAAGTCAAGGTCTGGATGCATTGCGCTGAGAAAAAAGTTTTGTGGGAAATGTTCGGCAAGATAATATTTATTTTCATATGCAATCTCATCATACAACGGAAATAAAAAACTTCCATCGAGCATAGAAAAGTCTAAATAATTAATTAATTTATTATTTGGAGGGTTTTTAAATTTTATTGTAGTTGTATTATCTATTTTATTGACTTCATCAATAACTAATTTAATTTTAGAATCTGTGTCTTGTATTCCTGTTTCTGCGTAAATTAATTTACTGTTGTTATTAACGCTGAAAGATTCTGAAATATTTAGAGATGGCGCGGAATCAATTGACCTAAAATACTTTGTGATATCTGTCGAATTATCGGGAGATCGAAAAGTTATGATTTTTAATCTTAAAAAATCTGATAATTCTTTTTTTATGTTTTTATATTGCTTCTCAAGTGCCGTGGATATAATTGCATAATTCTTTGTTATGCAAATTTCATTCAAAGAAATTTTTTGAGGTAAGTAAGTAAAGTAGGTAATCTGGTCAGGCTGATTAAATAATTGTCGGAAGTCTGTTAGATACTCTTCATGCATAAAACTATCAGATTGGGGGCAACTAATTAATTCTTGTCTGTTTCCAGTTTGGTAAAATAAATAATTTCTTGGGTTCAGATTTAGATGTCTAATTTCATAATGATCAGGAGTATTTATAATAAGTCTGTAATCTTCAACTACATATTTTTCAGTTATTTTCAAAAACTTGTGGGGCGTAATAACTTTAACTTTAAATAAATATTCTAAAGTCCCACAAAGATGATTAAATAATTCTATATATCTTCTTTTAATGTCGTCATTTTTAAACTGAATACAATAAGGCGTAATAAGTGAAGCTATTTTTTGATGATCTAATTTTTGATAATCATGAGACAAATTTTCATCTCTGAGGGAAATTTTTAATCTGATTAAATCAAAATCTATTAAAGGTTTTGCCATATTCAAAAACTTATCTAGAACCCGTATATCGAGTTGAAGCCGCTACCACCTTTAGTTTCAAGAGCTTCTTTAATCTTTTTATGAGCAATATCAATTTCTGTTTCGTTAATCTCGCTATCGTCAATCTCAACTTTAACTGAGAGCAAGTCATCAAAACTGCTAAGATTAAGGTTTTCATCTTTTATGACGACACCTTTCATTTGAAAAATATTCTGATCGCTATTAATACCGCAACATATCCACCCTATGTCCTTTCCAAAAGACGGTATTTCTTTCGAAAAAGCATCATCTAAAGGTTCTTCATCCCAAAAGAAGCAAGGTGTATTATTTTCTGGCCAAGTGTGTTTAAAAGCTTCGACATTCTGCTTATCAGAAACTTCTTTCCCTCCAATAACAGAAGGGTTTAATTTGTGATTTAAGTTGTTATAAACTAAAGGAAAAAACTTACCATATTCTCCACCACAATAAAGATGAAGCCATTTAAATAAATTTTGACAATTCCAGCAACCTTCTTTTTCGTTTGTAACTGAAACTCTTGATTGAGAAGATTCTGGTAGGTTTTCAAAAGAATTATAAAATTTATCAATTACGTTTTTTAATTTTAGCTCTTCCGACTCATTAACAGAATTATTCACCTGTATAATAATCGGTGATTCCAATCCTTGATCTAGCTCAAATAAATCAAAAATTGTAGACCATAAATTAATTAAATTTAAAGATTTTTTAATAGTTGTTTCTGTGCCTGATAATAGAACTTGCTTTCTTAACTCGACACAAATTTTAACATTAAATTTTCTAGCTATAATTCCTATTTTTTTAAGTTCTTTTATTATTGATTCATAATCAGCGAGATCTTTAATGGAGCAAGGGATCGAATCATCATGCAATAAAGGAATTAAGTCGTTGAAGATAGAATATAGTTTAATGTTATTTTGGGCACAAAATTTAATATGGTTTTGAGCACATATTGCATTATGCATTATGATTTGGCTAAGCTCCGAGATAGCTTCATTCAAAGGTTTTGCATTAAAAGCTTTCTTAGATAAACTTCTAAAAGAGTTTTCGCTAGACGATTGAGATAAAGTAGAGCTCGAGCTTAGTAAACCATAAGTATTCATAATAAAAGTATTTACACTTTAAAACAAGTTATCAGGGACTTCATCTTCAGAGCCTACAGAAGCTGCTACTGCTTGAGGTTCAACTTGTTGACTTTCTGTAACATTGTTAGGTTTAGACTTATAGATGATTAAGTCTGGAGCCCTTTCATTATCTTTTTTATTTTTGTTAGCAAAAATAACAACTTTATGGACGACTTCTTGACCAAGCTCTGTAGTCTTGAAGTGCCCTGTTAAATAGTCGGTATTACCGCTTTTGCGCCAAAGTGCCCCCATTTCTCTGGAAGACCACTCAGTAGAAGTTTTTGATTTATTTTCAGTATTCATGTTTATGATCATAATGCATATTAAGTAATTTGTCAAGTATTATTTTTGTATATCGTCCACTATGATTTTAAATTTGTTCGAAAAAATTTTTAAGTTGTTTAAGTGTAAAAAAAAATATGGATTTAATTGTAGATGGTAGTTTGACGGCTCCGCCTAGTCAAGTATACTGTTTTAGAGACCTAAGTTTATATGTAAAATGTTTTTTAAATAAAAATTTATTAATAGAATGCCAAGAAGAGGAGATTGATTTGTATTGGTCTTGGCTGAAGCAAAATAATTCATATGATTTTGTTGACGCTATAGTAAGCAGAGACGAAGTTCAAGGTTTTTATATAGGCCCGCGCCGAAAAAGTAACTTGAAGATAGAATTAATTAATTACAATAACCAATCTTTTGTATTGAAGAAAATATTAAATAGATTAACATAAAGTATGTTAAATGTTAAAAATACTGATAATATAACACATTTGTTTAAAAAAAATCAACCATTTGTTTTAAGTCATGATTTTGGATTGAGTGAAATTATCAACGTTGATAAAATATTAAAAGATTATGGAGACCTTAAAGTTATTGTACCAGAGATAGTAGAGGGAGGTCAGTTATCAAATTTGCAAGAAATAAATCGTATAGAGATAACTATAGAACAATATGTTAAAGAATATATAAACAAAAAAAATAACAAATATTACCTGCGTTCAGAAAATCCTTTTGGATTTGTACAACCTGAGAAAATTTTAAAATTAGAAAAAGAAATTATTAATAAGTATAATTTTGGTAAAGTAGGAGATATATCATTATGGTGGGGAGGGAAAGGTACTACCACTCCTTTACATTACGATTCCTATAGCTATAAAATCGACAGAACCCTTAAGCAGATTCATAAAGAAAACTTCTATAAAAAACCAATAGCTCATTCTTTGTTAAGTGTTGTGAGTGGCAGCAAAGAGGTATTGTTAATTAGCCCTCAATACAATGAATTAATAGAAAATTTAGATTTAGATCATTCTGGAGCCATGTATTCTAAGACAGAGATTTCAAAAATTTTAATTAAAAATAATATAAAACAAAATATAATAATATTAAATGAAAACCAAAGTTTAAATATACCTAGGTTTTGGTGGCATAGAATAAATAATATAAAACAAGGAATTTCAATAACTTATAATTTTAAACTATAGTGTAAATACTTATATGGAAGATTACCAGAAACAAGGATTAAATATGGAGCAAGCTTTTGGGCTAGCTCCCACAGCTTTAATTTCTTTGTACGAGATATATTATTTAGAAGGATATCAAGATGTAGATGTTTATGATAACAGAAATTATGCGCTACGCCTGTGCTCAGCCGATAACCTATCTAATATAGATGCTCAATCAGCTCAATATATACAAGAAAATGGATTGAAATGGGCAGGCTTTTCATATATGCCTATAGGCCTTCAATCTGCAAATTTTTCATCTTCTTCTCAAGGCCTGCCTAGACCTTTGATTACTATATCAAATAAAAACATATCTACATTAATAAATCAAGTTGGGCATAAAGGTACGGTTTTAGAAACTATTTCTACTTATAATAAATATTTTAATGATATGACGAACGCAAGGGTTATGAGGAGGCAAGTATTCGCTAAATTTTTAGATGGAGATAACTTTCCTCAAAATAATAATGTAAATCCTTGGGGAGTAAGGCCTCCTGGCCCTGGTCAAGCAGCAGATTCAGCTTATGAATTTTCTTCTAGCTTATATTTTATATCAAAAAAAGCTAATGAAACGAAAGAATCTGTTGAATATGAATTGACATCATCTTTAGATGTTGAAAACGTCACTATACCCAACAGAACCATTTTAGGGGGATATTGCTCATGGTGTTATAGGGGAGAAGGTTGTTATTTCACTGGCCCAGCCGTAGCTACAGAGTTAGACGAAACCAACTTTATGCTAGGACCTCAAGATTCTTATGAAAATTCAGCTGCATTGTCCAGATTGAATGGAGCCAGACCAAAAAAAAGAGGCGGCAGCTCTATAATCGGCGAGTTCGATTATACTGCTACTATTTCCGATTGGACTATAGACGTAAACTATCAAGCAGGTGATGTTGTTAAAACTCCTCCAGCTGCTGCTGGAGAAGGTTTTGTGGCTGGCACTAAACAGGTTCAGTTAACTGCTAACGGAAACCTTTCTCAACAAAATGATAAAACTATATGGGTTTGTGTTCTAGACCACTTATCTAATTTAAATAATGCTCCAGAAAAAAAGGGTGGCCAATGGGTCGCTGACCAATGCTCTAAAAGTGTAGATGCTTGCAGATTAAGATTTAGATCTGGTTATACAAAAAACAACACGCTGAGATTTGGAGGCTTTCCAGCTACAGAAGGTTATGACACAAATTCTTAAAAATATAAAAATACACGCCTTAAGTAAACTTCAAGAAGAAGTTTGCGGCTTTGTTGTTGAGCTAGATAGCGAAGTTTTTATTAAGCAATGTAAAAATATTTCGACAACTCCTGAAAGCAGGTTTGAGATACATCCTGAAGCATATCTGCAAACAAAATTAGAGTCTGATATTTTAGCTATATATCATAGCCATCCAAATTCAGAGTCTTTTTCAGAAACAGATAAATTAATATCTAGAATTAATTGTTTGCCAAATATTTTATATATAAACGAAAAGGATAAATTTGAAGCTTTTTACCCAGATCTATGCAAAGAGTATAAAATTGAAAAAATAAAGGAGATTATTGATGGTTGAAGTATATTTACATGGTATATTTGAAGAAAAATTTCGGTCAAAGTATGAATTTGAGTTAGAGTCTGTAAGTGATGTATTGAAAGCTATTGATGCTGTCGAGTCAAATTTTATGACTTTTTTAGCGCGAAATTTTGACCAAATGGAATTTTCTATGCTAGTTGACGGAAAAGTTGCATCTTTAGAAGACGCTAACAAAAAAGATATGAAAAGAATAGATATTTTACCCGCAGCAAAAGGAGCCTTCCTTTTTACTTTTATTGTTGGGCTAGTTGTGTCAATCGGAGTAAGTGTTATAATGGCAGCTAATTCTGTTCAGGCTCCAACTATGGATAATGCATCAACACAATCAGCAAAAACATCCTCTTACTCTTTTCGCGGGGAAACTAATGTAGAAAGTCAAGGAAAGCCTGTTCCTTTAGGTTATGGTAGATTGAGGGTTGGTAGTAATGTTATAGGCAATCAGACATGGAATAGGAATTTGTTTAGATGATAAATGTAAAATTTTATGGCATTCTCAATAAAACGCTTGGGAAGAGGAAGTATAAAAATTTAGATGAATTAAAATTTTTTGTAAAGTATAATATATATCCTTGTAAAATTATTGAGCAAAAAAAAAGCTACGCAGTCCTACCATTAGTTTCTGGAGAAGGGGGAGGAAAAGGGAAAGGATCACCTCCCACTCCTTTGCTGAAACCTCCTGCTCCAGATGAAAATTCTTTACAGAGCTTTTCTCAATCTGAAACACTTGACTTAATATGCGAAGGCCCGATTGAAGGCTTTTGCGACAGTAATGGAAATTTAGTTACTGGTACTGATATCGCAAAAGGTGTTTATTTTAACGGGACAGTAGTCCAAAACGAAAATAGCACTTATAATTATAGAAGGCTAGCTTTAAATTATGCAGTTGGAAGCCATAAAGGCATAAACCCATATTCTCGGGACGAAAAGTGGGCTCGAAGTAAAATTTATAATACCCAGTCAATTAAACAAGCTCTTGTAGGACCAAATATGGCTACAACGGATACTATGCTTGAGGAACAAAGCGCATATAATACAGAGACCTTACAAGAAGCGGCGAAAAGACCCTTCGGTTTTTTTGCATTACTTCTTCTTCAACTTGGCGGAAAAAAACTTGGATCTACATTTAATACTGCATCCTGGTTTCAAACACAAGGATCGCATATAGGCTATTTTATAGGAGACACAAGTGGTTTGCAAAAAGCAATAGATTACGGTTATGCAGCAAGTCAAGTAGAGCATGGATCAGACATTAGGACACATACATCAACTCGAGACTTTACTGCTTGGAGTGCTGGCCATGCAGAATTTTCAGAAGGAGGATTTCCTGTTTCTCATACAATCAAAAATAGCGAAGTTGATTTTGCATACGCTACAATATCTATAGATGAGTTAAAAGATACCGTAGACCATGGAGCAGGAGCTGGCAAGGTTGGTTTAATGACAACAGCCAGGGAGCATAAAGTAGGATTCTCGATAGAAATAGGCATAAACGGACTAACTGATGAAGAAGCTCAATCTAGTGAGTTTAGAGCGTGGCTGGCACATCATGGCCTTTCTCAATCCTCATCCAATCCTCGGAAATCGATCACACGAAATTATTTTGTGCAGGGGTTGGTTGCAGGTAGTAAATATTTAATAGATGTGGGAAGAGCTAGTTTCGGAGTTGATGGAGAGGTAATTTTTGGAGAAGACAGCGATTTTGATGAAGGAATGGATGATCTTGAGAGTAAAAGAAACCCAGCAGAAGTTTTTGACGCTGAAGGCTTAACGGCATTAAAGGAAGATCAAGCTCTTCCTCATAATTACACGTCAGATCAAACCGAACCAAATTTAGGGCTTAATCGATTTCAACAATTTGGATCAGCAGACGCAATTAGAGAAGTTTACGAGAGTGGAATGGAAACTTTTTTTATGCCAACAGATGACGCAAATAACGCTTTTAATTGCTTCAAGCTACCACCTTCTATAGTGACTGTTAATGGAGATAAAATATCTAAAGCAAGATATCTGAAAGTGACAAAAACAGGAAGAGAATTAATATCTCCAATTATGGGTTCAAAAATTAGCTTGGAGAGTGTCACAGAAATTATAGACGAAAAAATGTCTTATCCTTACTCGGCAATTGTACAGCAATCTTTTAATTCTAGATATTTTACAGAAAAACCAGAGAGAACTTATCATTTAAAACTTAAGAAAATTTTAATACCATCTAACTATACCCCAGACAATAGATCAACAGTTGGAGCTAATGTATACGATGGAGCTTGGGATGGTACATTTAAGTATGCTTGGTCTGATAATCCTGCATGGGTTTTATATGATTTAATGACAAATAACAGATATGGTATTGGAGCCTATTTAGATATTAACAAAATTGATAAATGGACATTATATAAAATAGGTAGATATTGTGATGCTGTGGATGATGATGGAAACTTTGTAGGGGTTGATGATACATACAATGGTAAAGAGCCTAGATACTCAATGAACGTACTAATTTCAGAAGAAGAAGAAGCTTATGAACTTTTAAAAACTATAGCAGAAACTTTTCATGGGATAGCATATTGGGATGGAAGGGGGGTTTCTGTCTCTATAGATGGAGGAGGTAATACCATAAAATACGAAAATTTTTCAAATTCTGCAAGTTATGTTATAGGAACAAAAGTAGAGTTTCCTCACTCCACTTTTAATATATATGAAAAAATTACAAATGGTGGTGTTGGTATTAGGCCTGGAGTAGATCAAGATTGGAAAAAATACTGGAATAAAATTCCTGCGATTGAAATTGATGAACCTGCGATTAACTTCACCAACACAAATGTTGAAGGAGGTGTTTTCGCATATTATACAAGTTCAAAATCCACAAGATACACTGTTGCTAGAGTTGGTTATATGGATAAAACTGATGATTACAGAAAAAAATATGAATATGTAGAAGATAAACAAGGCGTTAAAGAATTAGGAGTAATAAGAAAAAACATCGAGCCACTAGGATGTACATCAAGAGGTCAAGCGCGAAGAATGGGGCGTTGGTTTTTCCTGACCTCTTCTGTCAATACAGAGACAATCACTTTTTCTACAGATTATAGAGCTTTATTTTTAAAACCAGGTAATATTATAGGAGTAAGCGATTCTCTTAAAAATACAAATCAATCAATAGGTAAAATAGTTGATGTTGAGGGTGATGAAATTTTAGTATTAACTCATCCTATTACTTTACAAACCCTTAATCAAACTACAAGACAAAATAAATATTATGATATAATATTAGGTAACATTGACCCAAGTTATAATATGGATTTTTTAGACAATAAAGGATCAGTCACTGGGCAAGATATTGCTAATTTAAATAAAGCTCAAAGATTACAAGGGTCAGTTTTTCCTGCAGATGGATCAAGCATAACTACTAATAGAATTAAAGTTAAAGACGTTAATGGGAATATTTTAAAATTTACTAGCTCTTTGTTAGATAGCTACGATAATGGATATAATGTAGTATCAAAAGGAACAGATTGGGCTTTAGTTAATCCAACTGATGGTGGAACATATGCTAACGATTGGCAAGAAAGAAAATACAGAATTGTAGGTATAGAAGAAGAAGGAGAAGGTAAGTATAAAATCATAGCCACCTTATTTGACGAAGAAAAAATCTCTTCCATGGATCAAAGTTTTCCAGTAATATCTTCAAATTATGAAATAACACTAGGAGATAGTACTGAGATAGCAAATGCTACCCCACCCATTATTGAAAAATTCTCCATTGTTAGCGGATCAAATCTTTCTTTTAAAGTTAAATTTTCAACAACTATTGACGAATCCAAATTTAATAGTATAACTAATAATATTATTTTAACTGATCCATCTGGAAGTCAAGCAACATATAATAATTCAAGCAGAAATGGTGGCGGAACAAAAGAATTTACAATAAACACTGGAGTGAGTAAAACTTCTAGCTCAGTTGCTGGAGTATGGACTATTTATGTTACAACAACAGGTATACAGTCTTCTACATCTCAATCTAAAACATCTGGAGCTGGAATAGCATCAAAACTTATATCTGACGAAAGTTATAGTAATAGCCCGCCAGGAATTTCAGATGTAGGAGTATTAAACGAAGATGGAGTAACCAAAAGTAATTATCGCGTGGTTGAGACTGCTGGAGCAAGCTTTGATATAAGTTGGAAATATCAAGATATAAATTCATCTAGAACTATATACGACAACATCGCTGACTTACAAACTAATAGCCCTTTCTTTGAGGGATTCAGGGTAGGTTTGTGTCCCGTTGATAGGGGTGGATCAACTAATGCAAGTAGCGCTGGCAATCCTCTTACTAATAATGTAAAATGGATTTATGATAATAATAATTTATTGACTAGAATGCAATATACTTTTAATTATGAATTACGGTATAATACAACAGTTGATGATAATGGAATTCAAAGTTTTGTATATGCCAATTTACAAGATCAAAGAGGAATAGCTGTAGTTATTCAGGGTGTGGCAAGAGCGGGCAACATTAGAAAATACAGCTCTAAGCAATCTTTTATTATGTACGACCCTCCGATCTCATACACGCCTGTAGTCTCTACACTCGTGCCAAGATTTACTCCGCATGATGATATCTTTTATGATTTAAATAAAGATAAAAAAATATCAATCATCTTAACGGATGAAGAGGGGAATGAAACTCAATCAGAAACATCTGAGCATGGTAAAATACCTGAAAACGCAAAATTTGATTTTGTAGCAGAAGCTTCAAAAAATTCAAACGTCCCATCCAATATATATTCGTTGGAGGAGGCTCAAACATTATGGAACGAAATCAGAAATAATACTATTAATTCTAATGTTGTTAATTCGCGAAGTAGAAAAATAAGTCGATGGACAGGAGGCAATGCTCAAACAATATATATAGATATATCGTATGATAACATTAAGCTTGCTGCTGAAGCATGGGAAGAATATCAGTATATAGATCCAAAATATGGCGAACAAGTCGATACCCACTGGGAAAATTTTCCATTAGTGCATTACGCCCACTCCGAAGAAATTAGCGACAAAGAAATGATAAATGAGTTAGGTGAATGGGGTACTGAGGATGTAATTTTTAATGACACTAATAAAACAATTTTAAGAAAAAATATTCCAGAAGGTATAGGAAGTAACACCTTATCAGCATTTGAATCCATAAAATTATTAGTATCTGGAAACTATACAAATGGTAATGCATATGAAGAGACTCAATCTATAGGTTTTATACAGGTATTTATAGGTAAAGATAACCCAGATTTTGAACCTGCTGATGATAACGAATTCAATTCATTAGAAGGCTCTAATCAAATAATTATCCCATACGATGACGAACTAGAAGAAGGTATTAATTATGATAACGATTTTTATATAAAAATAAAAGCATGGGATTATTTTACTTGGAATAATTCTGCGTTAGATTTTTTAGGTAAAATAACGGAGCTTCCCAGTCAAGAGATTGATTTTGGCGTCACTGGTTTTATAGTTGTGCCCGAAGAAGATTTAGCTGATTTATTGGAAGAAGATGAAGATGAGGCAACTGAAGAAGACTTGGCTCATGCTTTTGTTAATACCTTTGGCGATGAAAGATTAATGGGTATGAAGCAATTTAGGGAAGGTTTAATTATAGGGGGAACAGAGGCTTGGTCATCTGCAGATGGCGCTCAAAACAACCCAGATTCTTTCGTTAAATATCCACTAGGAAATCATACAGATTCGCATCAAGGTACTCCTGTTGGTATAGGTCAATATAACTTAGAAAATGTAACAAGCAAAACTTATACAGACATATTAGGGGAAGGAGATAGTAGTAACAAGTTTGGACTAACTAAAGGAGAGATAAATAATGACATGCTTGACTTTTATGTTAATGTCAAAGGAATGAACATTAGATGCTTGGCTGGCGACGACGGAAACTACGATGGCGTTGGAGGAATAATTTCTGGACAAACTATAAAAACTAACGGTTTCGAAGCTGGAGAGATTGTGGCTTTTTCTCAAGAGCCTACAATTAACGGTTCGCCAATGTCAACTTACTTCTCTGAAGGAGAAGGAATATCTGGAAAAATAGATGAAGCTTTAAATAACACAAATATTTTTGACGATAAAATACAAGATACAAACTTTACTGAAAATTTAGTTATATCTGGAGACTCAAGATTAAAAGTTGAAGATGGTAATCTTCATATAGAAGTTAATGGTATATGGTATAGGATTGAGCCTGATGGCACATCTTAATCTTTGAATGTAGATTCTATATCTTGCAATAATTTAATCTTTTCTGATTTAGGTAAACTATTATATTTTTTCTTTAACTTTTTAAACACTCTTTTGTGTTCAGCTGATGAACCATCATAGGAAATTAATTTTTTAATTAATAACGCTTTTTGTTTATTCACTTTTTTCTTCTTCTTTAGGAATTAAATTATTCAATGTAGATATAAGGGAATCGTAGCTATCAATTTCTTCGATAATTTTTTTAATCGTACCACTTAAATCTCCGTGCTCACCTACACCTACAGGAGAGTTAAGCATAACATTTAGATCTGCAATTTTCTGGTCTCTTAACCCAATGTATTCAGAATAAATTCCTCTAAGATAAACTTCTTTCATTAAAGCTTTCCTCCTTCTGAATATTTAATACATAAGCAAATGCAATAAATTGCTGCTCCCGCTAAAATAAAATAACCTTGTAATTCTGAATTGTCCATATATATAATTATAGTAAAAAAGTTTTAAAAAGTCAAGAAATATTTTAATTTATCTATATTCATGCCTTAATAATCTCCAACGATCAGAATCAATTGGCTTTGATCCGTCATTGATTGCAAATAGCATATCCACAATTTCTTCTACCGAATCATAAATGTACTTGTGAGGTAACATACCAAGCATCCAAAGTGGAGTTTTTGACTTGCCCCCTTCCATGCTTATAAAGATTGGCTTCTTCATCCTAACAGCAGTTACAATTTCTTCAGCGCTACCCCAAGAAGCTACAGAGGGGACAAGATGAGCAATAATAAAGTCACTTCTATCTACTAAGTTTAAATCATATGCTCTTACGGTTTTCATTCTTTGAGCTGCCCTATCGTATTGCTTAGTTTTCATCCAATTTTCCATCTCAAGCCTAGACGCTTCATCTTCTTCTACGTCTTTCATAAATGGCTTTTCGTAAGGGTCAAAACAAGTTACATTGATTTCAGAGAGCTTTTGAGTAACTTCAGTTCTCCAATTTCTTCCGCTAATATATTGCATATGGCCGACTAGATAAGTTTTAGTTTTTTCTAGAATATTTTTCATATTATAACTATAATATATATAAACAAATTTGTCAAGAAAAATGAATAATAGTACGCCAGAAGAAATGAATTTAATAACGATATTTATGGATGTAAATAAAACTCCAGAGCAAACTTGCAAGGAAATTGATTTTGAAGGTTGCGAGCAAATGAAAAGAGATTATCTTTCTGAAGTTAATACGCCTGGAGGCTGCTCGTCGTGCAGGAAAGCTAGCGTGAGGAGAAAATACACATCTTTTATTAAACCAAAAATTAAAAAATGATAAATTATTTATTAATTTATATTGCTTCTGTTTTAGTTGTATCTAATGTTATTGCTATATTGGAATATACTAATTTAAAGGTATATGCTCTGTCGTTATTTATAAAAGAAAAAATATATACATTAGATGATTTGCATGATTATATTGTAGATAATTGGGGAAAACTTGGAGAATTATTAAGCTGCCCTTTATGTTATAGCACTTGGCTGTCTTTGTTTTTAGGGTTGTGGTGTGTTTGGTTTTTTAATTTAAATATTATTTATGCTTTGCTTTGTATGTTTTCAATTCCTAGTCTCGCATGTTTAATAAATAAAAAAATAATTTAAATTGGTGGACGTGGCGGGAGTCGAACCCGCGTCTTTAAATTTTCTGTAGATATACATCTACAAGTTTAGTTAATTTTTTTTACAGTTATGATATTAACATCCAACTAACCATTTCAATTATTCACTCAAACTTGAGGCCCTCGAATACTCAATGGTACAGTTTATGAAACGGATAAACTTTTATCTGTTTTGCAGATTGATGACCTCGTAATCTCTTTATCTGCGTCAAAAGTTACGAGGTAGCAGAACTAAGCTGCTAAGGCAAGCTTTTTAGCTTTTAAGCCAAAAGCTTTAACACGGTTTTTGTTGCCATGTAATTGTTTGCACCTTTTTTAGGAGCCAGATGCAACTCCTACTTGCAGTATACTAATCTAATTTAAATCGAATCCAGTACACGCCCATAAATTTTTCAAAGAACTTTGAAGGTTACACCTAATTAAGATGAGTGTAGCGCTTTGAGTAGAGCTCTCGCTTCTTTAGGAGGAATGTCTGAAAAGTCTGACCAATTTTTAGTGTCAGCATTTTTATACAAATCATTTTGCCACAATTCCCGAAGTTTGCTTTTGAAGTCGCTATAGTTATTGATGCCAAATTTATCTTTTGCTAGGCTAGCGAGTATTCCAGCAGGAGAGATGTCTGAATTTGACTGCGCTTCAGTTTCTCTCTGGGTAAGATTCTGCTGAGTATTGTTTGATTTATCGATTTCGTCATCTCCGACAATATGGACATTTAAAAAGTTTCTAACGCAGCGCACAAATGATCTATTACAAGCGATTGTTTCTAGAAATTTAGTTGCGAAGCTGCTAGTATTGTTCAGTGTTGCATTAGCCATATCCTCAAACACAATAGGCTCATTGTTGGTTTCATAGTTGGCTAGAAAAGTAATCGAACAAGATACAGCTACATGGTCTTCTTCGCATTTTACAGTTTTATAGTTAACCGAAGAAAATCCTCTGAGTTTAGCTAGTTCTTTTATGCCACTTAATTTTATTAAAAGTTGGTGATCCGCGAGACCTTCTATAGTTTTAGGATAATCTTTTCCTCTAGTTTGAAACCAAGATCTATTTGGAAATAAATGCTCATCTTTAATCATGGCTCTCCAATTGATTGAGCCATCGTCATTAAATTCATATTGATGGTTTTGTAGTAATCCGTTTTCGTCTCTAGCATAAAGATTTGGACCAGAGCTGTTATCTATTTTTGTTTGCTTAGTTGTTTTTTTCATTGTTTATATATAATAACATATATTATAAACTAAGTCAATTACTTTTTGAAATAATTCTATAATGATCTGATTCTGACCAAAATAAATCGCTATCTATGATTTTATTTACTCCAGTAGAACTTTCTACGTCGTTTACGGCATGCTCAATGGAAGGGTATTTTTTCCCATTTGAAAAGATCAGTTTGCCAGAATAAAAAAACAGATCTTTATTGTTTAAAACATCATCGCCAGGTTTCTTTTGAGATAAAACTTCAACATTCCAGTCAAAATAGTGCAATCTAAGTTTTTCTATAAACTCAGTTGTTTTTCTGAATAAACTAATGTTTATGCCAAATTTTTTAATAGTTTTAAAATACTGTTGATTTTCTGAGATAACTTCTTCACTACAATCATCTGGTATTTGAAAATGGATAACCTGCAAAGAACTTTTAATGGCATTAATTAAATTTAAATCTATCTTTCTATCTGTAATCAAATTGACCTTACGACCTGAAGCCCAAGAAGGAATATGGTCATCTGATTCTTCATAGTCCGCTCTAATTGTAATAAATGAATTTTTCAGAAAATCAGGGTTCGGCGAAAAATTAGGTATTACTTCAAAAATTTTGTTGTCATAAAGTTGACCTATAAATTGTGTATTTTGATCGCTTTCAAATGGAATTTTCAGCCTTTTAAGTATAGCGTTTGCTATATCTTCAGGCTTGATTTGATCAATTGATTTCTCTAACTCTTTAGAGGAATAAGAAAATTTTTCTGTTTCACACAAAATATCAAATTTATCCTTGTTCCAGAAGGGCGCGGTGCAGGAGGGAGGGATCGGCCCGAATAAAAGCACTCCTGGAGTGTTAAAATGCGATGCAATGTTTGAATAAAAAATGTCAGAACCTATGAATAATTCAGATCTATTAATTATATAAGCCCCTTGATGTCTAGTCTGTATATGTCGGAAATCTTCACAGCTTGGTAGTAGTTGGTCTTTGGGTGAACCTATTTGGATGATTTTAATATTAGATTTGTCAAGATAAGGTTTGATTATATCAAATACGTCAGACCAATAAGAATAATTAAATGAACTGATAGAATGGTCATTATTAATACATATAAACTTATCACAAGCTACTGGGATAAAGTCTTCCTGGATGAATGCCTCTGCAGATTTAATTCCGCAATTAAGAGAAAAGTGTTCAAGTATGTGCATATTCTGTTTTATATTCTATTTTATCTCTTCCTTGATGACAATAACGAAATGCTCCTGAAGAAGCATCTGATGGATAATAGACTACATCAAAGAAATTCTCGCCTTCCCTTTTCTTTTCCAGAGAAATACAATCAAAAAGATCTTCCGAGACGGGTAGGCTTTTATATATATGAGGATTACCCTTAAGTATATCTAGGCTATTTTCAGGGGCAAAGAAATATATATTATGATCTGCGTACAGTCTCTTTATTGAAGGTAGTAAGGATGTGCAGAGAAATGTTTCTGTAGCGTTTTCATTTACAACTATAGCAATTTTTTTAGAAGTATCTTCTCGTAGGATCCTATCAAGAGAATCCACAATTTCTTGGTTTTCTTTATTTGCTACCGAAATGAAGTAGTTGTGAATACTTTCTCTTGAGCCTCCCTGCTGTATCTTTGCCATCCAATGCTTGATACCGTCATCGTTTTCATCAACATCTCTTATTAAAATATTTTTATAGAGATCTATAAGCCATTCTAGATTATCTTCTATTTTTTGTAATGGATAATTGTTGTTTCTTTTTTTGTTATGAGGCTTGATGTCAAAATTATATTCAATTTCAGGACAAGAATCAATAAACTCTTCTACTTGCCTTCCTATGACTTCTATTGAAAAGTTTTTTAAGACAAACTCACGGGCAATTTTACCTTTTTGCTCTAAGTCTTTTTCATTCATTTTATAAACTTTATTTAATTGTTTATAAATACTGAAAGGATCTGTGGTAGCTTTAATAAATTGTGTGCCAGGCTCTCGATATTCTTTCCAGTTGAGTGGCAAACCTCCACTTTCTTCAGTACAACAGTCTTCCCCGCAACTATAGTTAGTTACTAAAGTAATTAATTCAGTTAATTTAGCTTCTTGAATCGGAATCTCTTGCCCGCCAGATGTAAAAGGGTGACAATAGACATCCATTAAATTATAAACTTGATTTAATTGATCTTCTGACACACCAGCATTAACACTAGTAGTATTTTGTGTTTTTTCTGAACCACAAAACTTACAATTTTGTTGTTGACCTACAAATGTTTTGACTTCATAATTTTTACATTTAGAGCAATAGTAAGTGGTTAAAACTAATGATGGGTCTATTTCCTTCTCTTTTAAAAGCCTAGGAATGTCCCAGCCTTCTGACCAGTTTGTGTGCAGTAAAAGCTTAGCTTTGGATTCAGGATTTTTATCTCTGAATATTTTAAAACCATCTAATAGATTGGGAACGCTTTTGCGGAGTTGGTTTCTAAATACAAAGCCTATAATGAATTCTTTTTCGTCTATACCGAATGCAGACCTTAGTTTTAGCTTATCATTTTTATTTAATTTAAAAAATTGATTTGTTTCTAAAGAACCTCTTATCATTTTGACGTGACCGTGCCCAAGCTCTTTCATAGCCTTTTCCGCAAAAGAAGCCCAAACAAAATAGTTTTTAATTCTAGGAGCAGCGCTAACTGCTTCAGGTAGAATAGGTAAACTGTCAAGGGTTGTCCAAACTGCATGATTAATTTTATCCCACCAAGGCTTTTCCCAGTAGCCACTAAAGGCCCATATATCTTCTATCCCTATGTAAACATCAGGTTTTTCTTTTTCTATAACTTCGTCTATCATGATGCCCCCGTAACCTAGTTGACGTTTTAACTTGGGGTCTCTTGAGGCTTTTTGAGTAGCTATATCGCTATCAGGCGCAGAGCCATATGTTTTCCATGGCATTTTAGATAAAGTAGGGTCTGACCACTTTCTACCGTTAGCAAACTCTATTAATTCATACTTACCTGTCTTTTGCAAAAAGATTAATAAATTTTTAGTATGTTTGCCGAAACCTGTAAAGGCTTTTGAGTGATTGCTGTGAATTAGAACTTTCTTCATTAAAAAGGAGGATCTTCAGATAAATTTTCAGTTGGAGTAGCGGATGATTTATTTTTATCTAAATTTTCTGCTTTTGATTTAAAGAAATCAATCAAATAATTTTTTAAAAACTCTTCAATTACCCTAACTTCTCCTGGCTCAATTGAAATTTTAAAACTTTGATTCCCATTTCTTGTAATTGTTAAACCGAAGGCGCTTACTGTAACGCTTGTTTCATCGAAAGTTTTGCTTTTAGGATTGTATTTAGAAATTTTTCTTTGCTTGTCCCATGGTGTGAATTTAATCACTGTTTGGTTATCATCAAATTTATGAAAAGTTGAATACTCCACCCGATCCTTTATTGAGTTTAAGATTTCGCCACACTCAAATTCGTTTAACTTAATATTGATTGTTTTGTC